AACGCAACGTCGGTTGACGTGGACAGGCCAGTCCAAGCAGTGCCGGGATAACCGTTGCCGCCAGAACCAGACATCGCTGACACAGTGGCCGCATTTGCCTGCGAGTTCGTGATGAGCCATGTCGGCAAACCAGCCGTCTTACGGGCAACTGAGGTCGAACCGGCAGCACCAGCCTGATTGCTCAGGAGGATGGCTTCCATGTCGCGCTTCAGTTCCTTGGCCGACTTGGCCTTCTGGTACGACATCTGCGAGGTCATACCGGCGTTGTTCACCTTGTTGTCGGTGTTCGACACGGAGACAACCTTGCGGCTGATCTGCGTGTAATTAGCAACACGGACAGTCGGTGTGAACTCGGCATTGCCTGCATCGGCTCCTTCGATGACGGCATTTGCAGTGTCTGCGCCAGTTAAAATGTCCGTTTGCCACTCGAAATAGGTGTTTTCGCAGGTGTCACGGCCAATGTTCGACATGAACGGCGTGTCAGTGGGCGAGATGTCATAGATGATGTTGCTCAGGTCCGTGCGGATAGAGTTGGGACCGTCGTAGGTTGTGACTTTTGTAACCGATGCCATTTATTTTCTCCGAGAGTCGAGAAGACTGAAATAAGCAGCCGCGTCATTGACGTGGCCAGTTGCTTTGAGACGCTGTTGTACTCGCGACATATCGTTGCCCTTCACAGGATTGCTGGAGTTCCCGCCGCCTCGAAGTGGCTTTGGCCCTTCCTGTCGAACAGGCTTGGGGCGATCAGCTTTCAGGGCGTCATAGCGGCGCGCTTTCTCAAGCATCACCACATATCGAGGATCGTAAACATTCTGCAATTCCTCTGCGCTGAACCCAGCCGTTTGGCCATAATCCCGCAGTTTCCTCACAGAAGCTGTAAACGCCTCCGGTTCCTTCCATTCGCTAAAGGCCGATGCTAGATATTCCCGGCCTTGAACGAGAAGCTGCTGTTTAGCCGCTTCCTCTTGCTGCTGCCGTTGCCCTGCAATGCGCTGTTCTTCGTATTGCAATGTAGCGAGTTGCTGTTGCCTGTCTCGCCACTGGTCACGGTAGATCGGATAGTTAATCGGGTCATCGCGATGAACCTGCGCCCAGTCCGGTTCCACCTCAATCTGCGCTTGCAGAATGGGTATCGCGGCTTGGATCACCTGCTGCATCTGAGCCCGCTCTTGCTCTATCCGCTGCTTTTCCTGTCGAACGACTTGTATATTACGCGAATAATCGGACTGCCTTGAGTAGCCTTCCAATGCCTCTTTCAACGAAACCTGCTTCGTCTCGCCGTCAATCTTGACGGTTACGAGCGTGTTTGGATCGAGCGGCTTCTTCTTTCTACCTTCGTCGTCCGCGACTTCGTCTGCCTCAACATCATCGTCAGAACCGGATTCCTCCGGGGTCCACTCTTCATCTGATGTCGTCTCTTCGGCATACTCAGCCGCCGCCTCTGTCTCTCCGACTTCGGCATCTACCTTCCGTTGTTTTCCGGTGTCAGCTTGAGCTTGTGGGCTTTCTGACAGTTCGGCAAACCTGCGGGCGGTATCAGCAAGGCCGATTTCGCTGGACTGCGACTGCTCGGCTTCAGACATAATCTACCTCATTGTTAAGCACGCTTCAAGCGGCGGTTAAACTGCGCCACATTTGGGGCCGTCGCCATAGCTGAAAGCTCCCCTCGCAACGCGGTTACGGCGCGCATCATGTAATACGCATCGTCTCGTTTAAGCCCGGCGTCGGGCTCTGAATTTTTCCAGTCGGCTATGTAGCCTTCCTCAAGGAGCCGGAAGACTTCCTTCATGCAGGGGCTGATGCCAAACGCCTTGGCCTCCCGCCACAGTTCCTCTTGCTCAAAAGTGGACATGTTACATCATCCCCGGTGGCATCATGGGTGCTTGGGCAGGCTGCTGCATCGGAAGCTGGGCGGGTTCAGGTGGCGGGGCATATGCCTGTGCCATCTTGAACATCTCCTGTATTTCCGTGCGCTGCCGGTCGATGTCTGCCCGGATGCTGGCAATATCAACCTGCGTGCCGTATTTGGCCTGTATCTCTGCCGCCTTCAGCAGGCTGTCAGCGATCAGTTTGTCGCGCTGGAAGTCAGCGTCGGAGACTGCCTTCTGACGCTCCAGTTCCTGCTTCGAGGCATTGATGATGATGTCAGCCTTGATCTTTTCAGCCTCAACCTGTGCCAGCAATGTAGCCGGATCAGGCTTGTTGGCTCCAGCCGACATCTGCTGCATGAACGCTGCAACTTCTTCCGGGTTAACCTCTTTCCAGAACTGCGAGGCGTCTTGGAAGCCCTGCAATGTGGTCATCTGGGCTAAGGTGTTGCGAAATTGAGACAGGTCAACCAATGGGTTGTTGGGGCCGTATTTCTCGATTGCCTGCTGCTGCATCTGGACAATGGAACCAAGACCCATGAGACGGGCTTCATCCGATCCACGGCCAAGGGCAATGTTAACTATCATGTCCATCGAGGCATCCCAGCCACGCGGGTCTACGGGGATGAACTTGTTCCGCAGGCGCATGATCTTGGCTTTGTCCTGATGCTGGACAACAAGCTGGAGTAGACCTTGAAAGCACCGCTTCAAGCCGTCAGAGAACAGCCGGGCAATCATCTCAATGCGGTCCTGAGACGCCGACAACTGGGCCTGCACTGCCGACTTGGTTGTCGATTGCAACACGTCAGCATCCAGACCTTGAGACGTGCGCGAGATGCCAGTGCGCTGCGTTTTTACCTCGTCCAGATACGCCATGACGCCGAGGGCAGATTGTCCCACAAATGGCGTTGAGAACGGGATGACTGCTCCAGCATTACGTGCGCGGATAATTGCCCCAGTCTCATTGTTCAGCACGTCGTCCATGTTGACCTGACCCTCAACCACAACGGTGCGGGGGTGGATGGACTGGGCCAAACTGTCGAGCGTGTTGCGCATGATCGACGATTTAATCAGTTGCAGGTCCATCGTCTGATCTGCAATCGACTGCCCGAAGATCGTGTGCGGGGTGGGGTCTGGCGACAGGATCGAGAATGGCGCAGACTGCACAACTTCCTGATGGAGAATATATGCGCCGTTGCCGATGGTGCAGACACGGTGCAGTTCAGCAATGCCGTCGCCATCCTTGTCGATGCGGATATACGACTCGACGTAGAACACCTTGTCCGTCGTCTCATCGGATGTCTGGGTAATGCCAAAGAACGACTGGTCAGCCGGGTTACGCACGATCACTTCTTGGTTCATCTCGAACCCGCCAGTGCCTGCGTTCATCTCAACATCGTTGCGGTCGTAGCCCATCGACACCAGATCAGAGACAGTCACCAGACGGCGACGGCCAACGTAGATCGCGTCGTCAATGCTCATAGCCTCATTATCAATGAGGAACTGTTCAGGCGGAACACATTCTACAATGTAGCGGGGTGTCTTCTTCGTCCTGCGCACACGCATCGAGATAAGCTGCTCGCCCGTCATCAGGTCTGTTTCTTCAAGATACTCCTCAACCGAGATGCCCTGATCTTGGGCGATCATGTTGGCCTCGGCCAGCGACAGACCGGAATACGAGTAATACTCGACAACCTCGTCGTCCAGATTGTACCAGTTCAGGATGCCGGTCTTCAGGACCAAGGCGTCCTTGATGGAGTCATGCAAGACGCGGAAGCCGCTGTTTTCCTGCATGAAGATGTAGTTAATCAGATCAGTCGCCTGCTCTGCGGCTTCAACGTCTTCCTCGGTTTTCGGGACAAACTCAAGCAACTTGTCGCCACCGGTAAAAATGCGCAGGAGGCTGGGCATCATCGCCAGCACAGTGTCGCGTACCTCGGTCATTACAACCTGAGACCTGCCGTCCTCTTCATTGCCAAATAGGTTTCCGAGGTAGTACGACATCGCAGCCTGACGCTGGGGAGCGATGTAGCTGTCTATATATGTCTGGCTGTCCTCAATGGCCTGAAAGACGATGTAGCGAAATTCCTCGTCGTCCATCGGCTTGTTATCATCTCCCGTCACGTAGCCGGTTTCGCTGTTGTACGCGCTATCCGCCACGCCATCCGCCGATATGGGGATGAGGTCTGGGTTATACCTGCCGGGGGTGATGCCGCTGGTCGCCATTTCCGCTATTCCTTATTTACGCTTTTTCGACATTCCAGCTTCGGACAGGGCAATCGCAATCGCCTGTTCACGGCTTCCAGCCTTCTTAGCCTTTGCCGGGCCTTTTGGGTTCACGCCAGCATTTAGGGTGCCGCGCTTGTATTCGTCCATGACCTTGGCAATCTTAGCCTTACCGGCGCTTTTTTTCATATGATCCTCCCATCTCATCTTCAATCCGAGGGTCCATGTCCTCGTCTTCCATGTCTTCCTCGTAGCCTTCGCCTTCTAGTCCCTCGTCTTCCTCATCGCCTTCATCAGTGATCGGGCCACCGACAATCCACGCTGCGCAGGTGCGCTTGGCTGCACACTTGAAGTCAAAGATTTCGCAGAAGCCGATGTCGCCAGCCTTGATGACTTCCATTGCATCGTCCATCCGGTCTTCCGAAAGACCTTCTTCAATGCAAGCAATCATGTCTGATGTCTTGTTGAACGCAGAGCAGTTGCCGCACCGCATCTGTTTGGCATTCTCAGGGGTGTCATCCCACCGGTCGCCCATCCGCTTCCAGTAGTCACGGTTAGGCAGGTTGGGGTCCATCGGGCCGTAATCAGCCTTATCAATGGCCTTGCCACGGTTCTGCAAGTTTAGCGTCAGGTCGCCAGTTGCTGCCGGGCAAGCATCGCCGTCCTCGGCATCTTCGCCTTCCATCACGTCTTCATCCATGCGAGCCATGACGTTTCCTTACCTAAAGCCGACCAGAAGGGTAGCAGTCGTCGTCGCCAACACCTTGCTGGTGCGGATCGGTATTATGGAACCAACAGGCGGTGCCGTAAATGTTACCGTTGTGCCTTCTTCCGTCACCACAGACACGTTGCCAGCGCCGCCAACATAGATGCTGGAGAACGCATTGCTTTCTGTGGCCGAGGTCGTGATAGCAACCGCATCACCCCACGTCCGACCGTTTGCAAGAAAAGATGCCATGAGATGCTCCTACTTCTTCTTCTGCGACGCGCGCATGTTATCGATGAGATTTGGATAAGGGCGACCAGCAGACTTCGCCATAGCTTTCGCCGATGACTTCTGCTTTGTCGATAGCTTTTTATCCTTTTTAGTCGGGTCCTTGGTTTCCCAAACAGGGTCCATGTTACATCTTCCCTTTGTTGCGTGCAGAAATAGCTTTTGCCTTAGACCTAGCCGATTCCTTGGAACCAGCGCCCCAAGCCTGCAAGGATAGAAGCAGCCGTGTCGGCTTGCCCTTCTCATCCCGTTCCGGCCCCGGCATATTGCCCATGCGAGCCAAGAATGACGCCCGGCGGGGGTTGTCGCCCGTCTTCACCGGAGCCTTCAGGTTCATGCCCTCAGCCTTAGCCGATGCACGCCCCTTTGCGTTCAAGCCGCCCTTGGGGTTTTTACCCTCTGCACGCTGCCATGCTGGCGTCTTTGCCATCACACGATCCCTCGGATGCCGCGCTTAATGAACTTACCCGGAACCCAAGCCGTAGCCCTGCCGCCGACACCAGCAGCAACGCCAGCGAACGTCAGGCACAAGCTATCGGCCAAGTCAGGTGATCGCATCCCGCGCTTCCTTAATCCATCCTTCGACTCTACCACAAGTTTACCTGAACTTGTAAATGTGTATCTCGGGGCGACCAATTCCATCCGCAGCATGTCATCCTTCGGCAGCTTGACAGACCGGGTGGCCAGCCAATCCTTTGCCGCCATCCACAGTTCATCCCGCAGCTTGTTGGCATTCGGGTTCATGGCTGAACTCTCAGACACGTTAACATCCCGGACATTGTACCCCTGCTCCCGGAGGCGATCCGCAACACCGGAACCAAGGCCAATCGTGTCTACGCATATCTCAATAGGCCGGTCGATCTTGGCCTCATTGACCACCATGCCCACAGTCTGCATCAGGTCCAAGCCGCCCCATGACTTGATCTCCTCAACCACGGAGCCACGCCGCTTGCAGAGGGCAGTCCTGTCAGTTCCGAAGCGTGCAACGTCCAGACCGTACACCACAGGCTCATCGCCGCTGACCGTCAAGTCTCTGTTAATTGCACCATCAACCAGCTCAGCAGGAATAAGAGTATCGTCGTCTGCAAGAGCAAACTCTCCCAAGACCCGTATTCTAAAGGCATTGCTCGACTCCCCGTATGTGGACGCAATCTGGGCCACAAAGTCTGTCGCCACCAGAGGATTGTCAATACAGCTGACGTGCATCCGCTTCCAGTCTGACGCCAACTGGTGATGGGTTTTATAGAACAATCCAGAGTTGCGGGTAGGGTTGGAAATCAGGATGGTCGTCGCACTATGCCCCGACATGGAGCCCGCAGCCGACTCAAACACAGTCTCAGGTATAGCCGACGCCTCATCAACCACCAGCAACACATGCTCGCTATGCACACCGGCAAGCGCCTCCGGCCTGTCTGCCGAGGATGTCCTAGCAGAGATGAAGCTAGACTCCGGCGCAGCCTTGAATGCAATTTTATCCGAGTAGACTTCGAAGCTGTCGCGCAGTATGGGAGGCAGCTTGTTGATCCATGTCTTCAGTTCAGCAAACAAAGCATCAAACAACTGGGCCGATGTGGGCGCCGTCACAACACCTTTTTGTGGATACCGGCAGATCATGTGCCAGATGAGCGCCCATGCACAGGCTGTCGATTTGCCGACACCGTGGCCAGCACGGACGCTTATGCGCCGTTCGCCGCTGGCGACTGCAACAAGGAACTCACGTTGCCACGGCTGCGGGGTGGCGTGCAAAACATCAGTAACGAAGCCAACAGGGTCGTGGCCGTAGTTATTGACGAAATCGATGAATTGAGACTTGGACTCAACTGTCATGTGTAAACTTTATAATTTTGTGCATGGGGTGGTGCAATAGCAGCCGCACCCCGGTGGGGGGTAGCCGGGGGGGGGTCTGACCGTATCCAGTGTAACCGTTTTCATGGTTACGCCTGTGATCCAGTGCGACCCTGCTCCCATTCGCATAATGTCCATTATGGAACCTCATCGTTACTACCTATGACGACTGCATCAATGATCGTTGGTTCCGATTGAAGAACGGTTACATCTCTTGCGCTGTCGCTTGCTGCCAGTTGCTCCCTGCGAACCCGCGCCCTGTCGTTCAGTTCTACCAGTGCAGCAAGGTGCGCCTGTGCCGTGTCGGTCACTGATACGTCGACATGCTGACGCACCTTACCCATTGTTCTATCAAGGATTTCCTTAGTGGCCTGTAGCTCTGCTGCCGGGTTTCCGCAGGTCATTAGTCGCTCAAGGTTGGTGATCGCCTTGTCCGTCATGCCCTGCAACCTGCGCATCATGAGCGCATCGCGGCGCGTCTTACCTGAGAACGGGTTTATGTTCCCTCGCTTGATGCGGCCTGCGTCATCACGGACTACTGTTAAATTGTCCATAAGCGGTTGCTCATGTAATTGTTTCGGTTCCGTTTCGGCTTCAGGCATCCGGTCCTCATCTCAACCCTGCCGCATCCTACACATTGCCGTGCAACAGTCAAAACGGCACCTCGTCTCCACCCCGTGGAATGCGTCCTGCTGCCACTGTTGCACCCGGAAACACCTGCTTAATTGCAGCCACGGCCACACCTGCATCAGTCGCCTGCATCAACCGTGCGACCTCCTCAAACGATACAACAATGTGATCCGGGTATCGTCTGGACAACCCGACGCCCTCGTTCGCCCGTGCGCAGAAGCAATACTTATGCTTGCCATCATCTGACGCGTGGAACCAGACGTTACCGACATCCTCTGGCTTGTGGCCTGCTGCTCGCGCCGCCTTATCCATCGCCATCCAGCCCTTAGCCAATGATGCAGACTTCTGTGCCGCCAGCTTCGGATCGCAGACGCGTATCGCCTCATCAAGTTGTCTTTGCGCCAAGGCGAACATGGCGGCTAGTTCAGGCTGCACAAGCTGCTCAAGCCTGCCTATTCCCCATTGCCCTTCAACCCTGATTGCTGCCTCATCGCTGTACTGTACAGCCGCCCGCCATGCGGCTTCGCTATCCGATTTTACCGGGTTTGTAATGCTGTCTGCTGCTGTGGTTTTCGGTCGAACGGCCATGCCTTTTGCTCCCCTTTTTTGCCTTAACCTTAGCAAGTGAATAGTGAACCGATTTTCAGCAAAAGACTATTACGATTCATAAGTGCATATACCCATATTGGTGAATATCTCTACCCCTGAGACATGCTGTCTCATAACCCTGTATATACAATAACTTATAAAAGATTTAAAGATAAGTATAAAACAGGTATCCTATTCACTCCATTTCAACTTCTCCCTCCATGTTTCTGAAACACCCTCTATTCACCATTTCTATTCACTTGCCTAGGTTATGCTAAAACACATCCTTATCCATGTCACCGAGGCCGCTGGCCACATCCGCCGCAGCCTTAACCTCTGCTGCTTGTAGCTGTTCAGCTTGCTGCTTGGCGTCCTGTTTTCTGATGAACCTGTTCTGCGCTTTGTATGTCCCGCTGGTCATTCTGCCATCGCGGAACCATCCATTCTGCATCAGGATTGACTGCACCCTGTTGCTCATCATCCGGTCTTTCCGGCCGACCTCGATCATCATATCGCCCAGCACCTGCGACACGCACACCTCAGTTTTACCCTCAACACAGTTCAGCACGTTGCTGGTCCACGGGTCTTCCAGCATCCTGTCGCCCTGCTCTTGGGCTGCGATGCGCTCAACGGCGGCAGACAGCCACCACGTCTCGCCTGCCCTGTACAGCGCGACTGCCTCGCCCCATAGCTGATCGCGATCTGCCTCCAATGCCTTAACGTCAACCCGGTTAACCTGCACCGGCCAGAACCTGCGGTTGCCTGTGTCGTCTCGCAGGTAGTCTGTCCTGTTGGTGCTGCCCATGAACACGCATTGCCGTGGATACGAGACCTCGTTTCGCCCGTATGCTGGTCTGAACCGCTCCTCGGTGCGGCTGATAAACGCCTTAACGATCTCCACCTCTGCCTTGCTGACGTTCGCCAGTTCGGCCAGCTCTATGATCCACCGGCCACGCACGTAGCTTGACGCCTCGCGTGTGTGCATCTGCGGTAAGTTGTCGCCAAAGAAATCCGGTCCCGCGAGTATCTTGGCGGCTGTGGATTTGAATGCACCCTGCGCGCCCTCCAATATCAGCACACCGTCAGCCTTACAGCCCGGCTGCATCGCCCGTGCGACTGCGCTGACCATCCACTTCAAGCCAACCTCGTCAACATATTGCTGTTCCATCGGGTCGCCAGCGTCTGCCCCGCAATATGTCGTCAGCCATTTCTGCACACGCGGAACATTGTCCCAGCCTGCGGCAGCGCCTTCCAGATAATCTCGCAGCGGGTTGTACCTGTATTCCTGCACAATCTCATCGATAGCATCGGCAACGACGCTCTTGTACGCCCTTGGGAACCTATTCCTATTGAACCATGCTGTGGCTGTCAGGATGTCGTGGTCTGCCAGTTCACGGACGCGAAATGAACACTTTGGCGTCCGTGAACCCGGTATCGGCTTCATTAACATCTTGCGCCCGGTGAACTCGTTATAGGCAATAAATCCATCCCATTCCGGGCAGCATCGCAAAGTGTGGCTTACGTTATAATGGTTAAAGAGAGCATGTCCTTTGGCGTCGCGGATCAGCCCTTCTTCCCATTCATCTGGCAGCACGACGACCGGCGCTGACCCGTCCTCCTCCGTAGACCAGACGCGTGCGCCCTGTGCATCCTTGCCCTTGTGTGCCTCCAAAACCTTGATCTGCTCAATGATTTCATCGTCATCCTCATCCATCCAGTCATCAAGTGTGTCGCCGCTCATTGCTCCCACCATTCCTTGTCACCGGATGTCTCGGCGCCGTTGTTAACCGGAACCACCGCAGACGGGCTCCCGCCTGTATCCTCGGCGTGCCTGCGCTGCTCGTCTACGATTGCCGCTAGTTCAGCCGATGCGGCCTTCACATACATGCGCAGCTTCCGCAGGCTGTACGCCATACCCGGCACATCGTGTGCACAGGCATAATCTCGCGATATTCCAGCGTGCAACTGTGCGCGCTCTAGGTACTCGTCAAATGCGGCGTACAGGGCTTCTTGCCCCTGCGCGATTGTGATATGCAGATTGTCGTCAGCAGCCATTGTGTATCCTCATCCACGGGTTGCAGGCGGAAACAGTGACCTCCCCCACTGTTAGACCCGGCAACTGTTTGAGCGGTTGCCGGGTCTTTTTTGCCTTACTGGAACACGTCCTCGCCGTCAGTCAGACCTTCCAGCCCGGCTGACCCGAAGTCATCGGCTTCGATGTTGCCCCAGTCAGTGCCGCCGCCTGCCAGCGCATCACCCTTGCGAGTGATCCACAGATCATTCAGACCGGCAGCAACGCCCTTGTTACCGGCAGCGTCATAGGCGTAAAAGTTCACACCGACACAACCGTAGTACCCGTTGACTAGGTGCGCGGCTCCAGCCTCGGCCTTCGCCTTGCCGACAATCGGCTTAATAGCCTTCTTGTTGGATGCCGAGATGTAATAGTGGCCTGCGAACTCATCGCCCTTCACCCGTTCACCAGTTTCCCCGTCTACCTCGTCGCCGTCACGCAGCGGGTTGCGCATACCCTTTGGCGGCTTGGTTTCCCCGTATTTCTTGGCAATCGCAGCCTTGATGCTGGCCTTGACCGCGTTGACGTTTTCCTCATCCGTCTTGGCGATCAGCATCGTCAGGCTGAACTTAGGCTCTGCACCGATTGCAGCCGCTCTGGCTTCCAATAGGTGCATGTAGGTCAGGCGAACATTCTTGATCGTGCAGCGTGTGGTAGCGTTTTCCATGTTTTCCTCGTTTACAAGTTTGCAGGGTTTAGAAGTCCTCGGCGTCAATAGCCGGGTCGTACTCAGGCATTGTCAGGTACGGAACCTGCAACGTCTGGGACTGAAGGGCATACGCGGGCCAGCTACCTGTTTCAAGGCATCTCGCATACACCTTTGCAACGCGCTCCATCGCGGCATGGCCAGCCATCAACGCGTTGTGGTCTAACTGGTAACAGGCCACCGCATATGGTGGAGCAGTCTCAACCGCGATGAACGTGAAGTTGTGCATAACTTTGTCTGTGATGCTGACACCATCGATGTAGTGGGCGGCTTGCATGTGGTACTTGAACGCCTTGATGCGCTGGGCAAACCCGTCTGGCGATGCGTCGATGGTGGTTTTCAGGTCAACAATGCCACGCGGCCCCAGTGCATCAATGCCGCCCTTGCACGGGACATTCGTTTCGTACCCGTTCCATTTGTAGTTCAGTTCGCATTTCGCCCCATGCAACAAGCTGGCTGCTTCCTCGTGGCCCAGCACAATATCCCTGATCCTCTGCGCCCTGTCTGCATCGGGCTGCGACATAACAGGCAGACCGGCTTCCTCCAGCCGCTCCTTCTCCAGTTTGCCCTCTTTGGTTGCCCATGACAGCGTTTTGATTGAGCATACCTGATCCAGCGGGATGCTAGGCTCCAAGATCAGCGAGTGAACAGCCGTACCAAAGATCATAGCTGGCGTTGACTGTTTCGGGTGATCCTTCCAGTAGCGATAGTGCGCAGGTGACCGGAGCAACTCCTTTGCCCCTGATGCCGATAGTGCTTCCACATCGAAGTAATCTGATTTCATGATGTCTGATCCTCATCAGGCGGTTGTAGATTGTGCAGCTTTCTTTAGTCTTTGCCTTGCGTAATATGCTTTTTGGGATTCACGCCGCTTATTCTCCCGCATCGTTCTGATCTCCCACCTCTGCTCCCGCTCGCATTTCTCCAAGTCCTTCACCCATTGCGGTTTTTCTTCTTCTTCCTTTATCCATTGCAGCCTTCTTTCCTCCAGAGCATCCTTGATGAATACCTCGTCCTCCGTCATGGGTCTGCCCGGATGCAGTGCCAGCTTCTTGTGGTACGGCTCCATCTTCTTCTTTAACGCCCGCCGTTTGCCTGCATTATAGCAGTTGATCCTTTCTACTGGCTCTATGACATGCTTCTCATATTCGGCCACAGCCCTCTGGTACTCATCAGTCACCCTGCGCATTTCTCTGCCGTGCTTGTTACGGTACGCCTCAAGTTGTTGAGTTACGTAATCTGCAATCTCGTCATGCTCCTTTTTGATTGCTTGGTATTTTTTATCCAGCAAGTTGTAATGAGCAATATGTCTTCGCCTTTGAAACTCATCACGGCGTCCGGTCTGCGGAGTTGTTTTGGGGATCATGACTTCCTCCCATCAATACCCATGAAGTGTTCATCGATACTCAATACAAGTTCTTCTGTGTACGCCTGCACAACATCGAGCGCGTCATCTTGCGAATCTGTTCCACGGCAAATGGTCTGAGACAACAGCGCACCGATTGCAGCCATTTGGATGTTGACTGGGTACTGGGACAGGATTGATTTAAGCCTGCGTATCAACGCTATTGTCTGATCCTGATCTGGGAGCGACATTGCAGCTTCTTCATATTTACGTTGCCAGAATTTATCCATAATCTGATCCTCATCAGTTGCTTTGATTAGTAAATCCTTAGAACTTTCCCCTTTTCGACCAGTTAAAACTATCAATCGTTTCAACCAGCTTTTCGCTCACACGGCTGACGCGTTCGAGTGCCTCAAGATGAGAATCTGACGTGTGGATAATAACTGCGGTCAGATGAAATCCCAGTGATGCTTCAACTGCTTTTGCGTTTTCTCCTTTTACTGCATCAAAAACCTTTTCCGCTACCTTATCAAAGGCTGCACCAGCATCTATTTTTTTCATCTCATAACTCCCCACCATGCCATGAGCGCAGCATCTGCCCGCCCATCATCCTTAACTCGGCTAAAGCTTGATGCGTATGCAGGATATATTTCCGCTGCCCGTTGCCTGTTTCCATCCTTTCCTGTTCGTGCGTTTACCGCCTTCTGCCACACTTGCGGCGTGACGTAAGTTATCGGTATTTCCAAAGCTGCAAGAACGCCATCCAGCAAACCAGCCGCTTTTCCAAAAGCAAAGACACTGCTGACACCCTGACCGGGCATCGACGAAACCCTCTCAACCACAGCTACAGACGGCTTGCGTGATCTGATAATAGCCGCAACCATTTGTGCGCTGATCTCAGTTTTTAGTTTTGCCCCGCGCTTCACTTCAACTGTCGGCATGTCCACGATGTCCAGCGTACCAGCTACAGGATCGAAGAACGCCAGTGCGCCTTTAGCTCCGGGATCAATGCCAACGATCATCGTTTTTCCCTTATAACCATCTCAAGCCCCAGTGCTGACAGGTACTTCAGCAGGCACCCGACAGACCCGGCGCTGGTGCGCTCCAGAAACGCGTTGTACGTCATGCTGGAAACCTTGGCATCGCGTCCAAGTTTGCGCTTCGACATATCGCACTGCTGCCTGCGTTTCTCGACAGCCTCGATCACGTCAACCGTCGTCTTGATTGTCTTCATGGCTTTGTTCCAAGCAACAAGTCTTCAATTTCAACCTGCGCTGTCTTTATTTTGGCGACACGTTCCTTGGTCCGCTGTGCTGGTATCGTATACGAGCCATCCTTGGTCCACTCGCCGCACCAGCCGGACCGGGCAACACGCAACTGCGACGGGTAACGCTGGCATGATAGCGACCCGCCATCTTTGTTCAGGGTAAACTTGCATGAAAGGCAGCTTTCCATATTGCTCTCCTGTTACGATGTAACTTGTGTACTCTTAGACGTTCCGGCATACGACCGTGGAACAGATATAAACCTCATCCCCAGCTTAATTGCGCGCGCCCTGACTGCACTTACGGTCAGAGGTGAATTTATAGCTCTGGCAGCATCGTCAACAGTGCCGCCACTGCGGTAGATTTTGCGCACCTTGATGATGTCTTCTTCTGACCAGTCAGGCTCTTTGCGCTTCATCTCTTCTTTCTCCTGTATCCGTATTTGACTAGGTTCCCCATCCGGCCTTTTTCGGATGCAGAAAACACCATTGGCCGCGTTATGTATCCCAGAGCCCTTGCCCGCGTAACAACGCCTATGATTGTGTTGCGTGTAACTCCCAGCTTTTTACCTATTGCCTGCGCTGTGACGTTGTCGTTCCACAGGTTGATTATTTCTATGTTCCTTTCGTTCATTGTTTCTCCTTCAGCGCATCCGTCGCAGTCTCGTGCATATACTTCGCCAACCCCCAGATCGTCGTGCGGTCTGGTATCTCCGCGCCGAGGGGTGTGTCAGCAATAGAGCGCAGGGCGCGTTCCAAATGTTTGATGAGGCGTTCCTGTTCTGTCAGAACGTCGTTGTACCGTACAAGCCAGTCCTGCCACATAAGCAGCGTTAACTCGCCTACTTTTGGCAACCGCTTCAAAAGATCGTCAGTCATGTTCCCCCTCCAGAGCGGCGCGGGCTAATTGGATTGCATCAAAAACAATCTGACGGATCGTTCCTTCCAGTTCTTCGATACGATTGGCTGCTTTCGTTGTCAGATCATACGCTTCGATCTGGTTTTCTAAACAGGCACCTTCTCTAAGTCTCCTCACAAGGTCGTCAGTCATCTATTCCCCCATGCCTGTGCGCACGTACCGCACTCTTTGAACACTTTCTTCCGCAGCAGATTGCCGCTCACATTCATCTCGTTGCCACATGAACATCTGACCTTGAACACGGCTCGCGTTCTGCTGGGTTGCCGTGTTAAGCGAATGCGCTCAATGACAGTCAACTTGCCGTACACGTTGCCGACTTCATCCTTGAAATCAGTGCTCATGGATCACCTGATCTGAGGTCTTAGCTCGCTGCGGAATACGCTCAAAGCACGGTCGCCTTCTTCCGGTGTCATCAGCTTTTGCCCCGGCACAAAGTAAACCCTGTTATGGGGTAGGCTGATGATCCTGTGGTCTTGCCTGATGCCGAGATACAATCTGCGGCGGTCATCCGGGTTCACGCTGGTTACCTTCATCTGCGTTTCTCCCATTCCAAGATCATTGCCTCTGCGTAGCACCACGCGGCCTCTGCAACCTTTGACGGTGTTCCCGGTGAATGAGACAACAGACCAACAAATGCTGCGATTGCATAGGCATCCAAAGCATCACGCCGATCAAGTTTGTCTGTGATTTTGGTAAACGGTGTATTCCCCATTATCGCCTCCTATTCGTATTTTTCCATAAGTTGCTTGGCTCCCCAGCCGCAATACATCTCTGATGCGTCGCTTTTGAAGTCACAGCGTTCCTCGCAATCGCACGCATGTTTGCGCAGAGCATTGCGAAACTCTGTTATCGTCTTTGAATGTCGCAGGCTCTCCCGGTAGCGATCATCGCGTGCGGTCGCCAGTTCACATTCAAACCTGATAGCCCTGTTGGTCAGGTCTTTGATGCAGTTGAACATGCTCAACACGGTGTCGTGGTCGATGACCATCTGCCGATTATTTCCGTAAAGGTTGTCCCGCAAAAGCTGGAGGACTTGCGCACTGTTCAACTCCATCACACTTCCTCCGGGTCTTGAGGTGCTTCTACCCGTGCTGCATATTGCTGGCTCTTCACATCGGCCACCTGTTCACTCATAAGGCGGTCCATTTCCTCACGCTCAATCTGCCTGACGACTAGGGTTGCATAACCGGATATGTCTTGCCAGTGGTCTGCATCACGGGCATTGCCAGCCAAGATGCGGGCGATCTTCATGGCGATCTGCTCCAGTGACTCAGCCATGAAATAGTCTAGGTGCATATAAGCATTCACCGACTGCATCTGATGCTTCAGGTTTTGAGACATCTTGGCGACATGTTCAAAGTCACCATGTGTGCGTGCGCGGTCTGCGAGTACGTTCTGAATGTTTTCCATTATTTTGGGCTCCACTTTCTTATGTTGCGTATTGAATACAAGACTGTCGAATGATCGCGGTTAAACAGTTTTCCGATTTGCGATAACGACCATCCCCGATCATTTAGAAACACGTATATCTGAGCGCGCAGTCTGACCATGTCCGTGCTTCTGTTGGGGTAGACCAGTTCCTTCCACCCCATTTTGTTCGCCAGCAGAATTGAACTGATGTACTGCCTCGCTGCATCAGATACCGGCGGTACACCCAGCCTGATTACCGGAAGCGGCACTTCTACAGGCTCAACTTTTACAGGCTCTACCTTTACAGGCTTAACTTCTATTACCGGCGCAACAGCCGCAATCCTGCGAGCAACAGCCTTGTAGTGTTCTGTCAAATCCTCATACACGTTGCTCAATGGTGCATCTCCAGCAGGCGGCTCTTTGCTGATTTCAATGACCCGCAGTAATCGAGGGCGCCGTTAACTGTGCAGACGCGCCAGATCGACATCTTCACAGTTTTGTTTCTGCGCATCAGCCGCTCAATGTAGCCAATCTCCTCGGAGAAATAATACAGCGTGTATGACTTGTCGTCGTTGGCGCGCAGGTCGATTGGGTTCTTGGTAAGCATGTCGCCCTCCGTCAGTTCAGCGCGATGCACATGAAAAACACAAAGACGACCACGCTTAGTGCCGCCAGCGCATTGCAGACTTCGTAAAATGTTTCGCGGATCATTGTCGTTTCCTCATCATGTGGTGGGTGGGGGCCGAAGCCCCCTGTTGTTGTTACTTGGCTGCGCGCTTCATGGCTCCCTTTAGGTAGGCATTGACGGCGTCCTCACGCTCCTCAATCGTGCTGAACAGCTGCATGGATTGGGCTGCGCCATACGACGCTCCGTTGCGTGTCGCCTGCGGCCTGAAGCCAAAGTAGTGGCCAGCCGGGAAAATGTAATGATTGCGAAGCCCGTCATCAGACACAACGTGTTCCGCATTAAAGCGGTAGATGTGAGCGCCAATGGTGCGGCCTTTTGCATCGCGCGAGGGAAAGTCACAAAACGAATTGGTCTGGTTCGTTGTGATGCGCGTGGTGCGTTCTGATGTGTGCGTCATGTGCCTGCTCCTCGTTGCCGGTGAACCAATCACCATGTAAACGAATATAGGCGGCATAATCTGACAATGCAAACAAAAAAATGCAGCCTGTGGATATTTTCCAGCAGGCTGCATGTTAGACTTTGGTCTATGGTTAATTGTTGAGGGCGGAACCCAGCAGACCGGGAACCATCGACTTGAGCCCGGTTGGCTGTTGATACTGGCCGCGCTGCGCCATGAGCGCCTGCATTGCCTCTAATTGCCTGCGCAGGTCTGCCTCCGACTGGGCAAACAGGGTCTTGCGCAGTTCCTCGTTTGTTGCAGCCATTTTATTAGCGGTCATACCCTTTTGCATACGCTGGCTAATGGCTTGCAGCGGGCGGGCAATCATTCCAACAGAAGGGCCACCAGTTGCAAGATCAGATGCCATACCTGCAAGCGTACCAACAGCCGACAGGTTGCTTCCTTGCTCGGCTAACGTCTGCGCAGTCTGCGAGCCGCCTGTTATCTTGTTCTTGGATGAGGCCATCCGGGCTTCGCGGTCGATAGCTTGAAACAATGTATCCGTGAGCCGTTTTGCCTCTACAGGGTCATCGGTTGCCGCCTTGATTGCAGCCTCCATTTGTAGCTTGGCCGTACCCTTGCGGAAGGCTCGTGTGGCGTCTTCGCCTAAAGGCTTGCCTAGCAATATCTGGTTAAAGCGGTCCATGACACCTGTCAGGTACGCATCTTTGTCTGCCCGAGACATCTTGGAGACATCGCGCTCGATCTGCTCTGCGCGCAGTTTGAAGATGTCTTGCCCTTCTTTCATCTTCACTGCGGCCTGCTCTGCACCCGCATAAATCTCTCTGGCCTTCTTGTATGTCGGGCTAAGATTATCGGCTACTTCCATAACTTCTTCGCGCAGTTTCACAAGGCTGCGTGCCTCTGTGACTTCCTTGTTCTCAAACGCACGGGTAGCCGCCTCGCGTAGTTTGCGTTGAATCGAGTCAACGTCGGCAAATGTGTAGTCTCTGCCAACGAACTGCTGCCCGTCCTTGCTAGTCATAACAATGTCGCGCGGCTTGATGCCTTCAATCTTCGCCGTTCTTTTTACGCTGGAAAAGATGTCGTCGGGAACACGCAGAAGCAATTCGTCCATCTTATCAGTACGCGCCGGAAGTGGGTCAACCGCCTGATAAAGTGGCCTGGCCTGAAGTTCTTTTGCTGCGGTAAGGTCATCCAACGTGGCAAACATATTCTTCTGCTGACCAATAGCCCGCTCAAAGTCTTCGAGCATTCTAATTTCTTGCTGGTTTGCCCGTTCTGCCAACTGCTGGCCGATCTGGCCGCGTGACGCGCCCGGTGTCTGCGCAACAAGGCGAGCCTGCGACTCAAGTGCGCTACCGGGCGGCAGGATTTCTGATGCGATCTCCGGCTTAACGCCAGCGGCCTGACGCTGCTGATATGCCCTCAACAGGTCTGGCGCAGTCATGCCTTCCTGCTGCAACCCGCGCTGCACAATACCAGCTGCAAGTTCTTGAGGTGTACGGCTGAATGATTGATATAGACCCTTTGCCGCCGGTATTGCAGCACCAGCCGCGCCACCGAATGCCATTCCTTGCACGGCTTCCTCTGCCGCCTTGTCCAGACGTGCAGCCGCGCCGCCTTCACCCTTTGCAAATCCCTCAATGCCGCCCTGCACACCGCCAGCCGCTGCACCAACGCCAGCCTGACGACCGATCTGCGATGCAAGCCCGACTGTACGTGCAGCAGCCGCCGGTCCAGCAAGGCCACCTGAAAACACGGTAGCAGCCACCGCCGGAGCAAGGCCACCGATGATCTCGGCACCCATGCTGGTCATTGGCCGTTCAGCCCGTGTCAGCGCGTTCATCTGGCGCACATATGCCAGCTCGTCTGAATAGGTTGTGCCGCGAGCAAGCGACCGGGCTACAGCTTCAGCCTCGTCGCCTGCACCCATCAGCACACCTTGGCCGAGAAACTGGCGACCGAGTACATCGCCAATCAGTGACGTTTGACCCGGTAGACCAGCTTTCGACCGCAATTGTGCAGCCTGTACAGCCTGCAACTGCGGATCAGCAGCCTCGGCAGGCTGGCGGTAACGCTTCAGGATGTCGAGTGCGCTTTCTTCAGCCATTTGCTAACCTCAATATCCAACGGGCGGCAGTTGTTCTTCACGCATCAGTCCACGAGGATATGCCTGCATGGCACGTCCAAGCGGGTTTTGCCCAAGCCCATACCCACCAGCAGGTGCCGGAGCAACAGGCGCTACAGGCGGCTGCGGCATTGACTGCTGCTGCAACTGAATGATCCGCGCATTAACCGCATCACGTTGCGGTTTCTTCATTTCATCAAGCACTAAAAGCTGCAAGGTATCAGCATCCATGCCCAGTATCTGTTGAGGCGTCGCAATCTTGGATGCGCGCACAAGTTCTTTCCTCTGCTCGCGTGCAGCCAGCAACTCAGGATTGCGTGCATCTTCAACCACATCTTGCGGATCAACCTTTGCTCTCTTAGCAAGGCCGGTGTAGCGATCAATCGTACGTCCGTATGAGTCCAGTTCCTGTTCAAACCGGGTTTCTGCTGCACGAACAAGTTCTGTGCGGGCCTTGTCGTCTAGTGTCCCGCCGCCAGTCAGCTTGTTGTATTGAGCAGCAATTAATGATGGAACACCCGCAGCGTTCTGCGCGGTCGCTGCTTCACCACCCGTTACCGTCGATGTCGGGTCATAAACCTTCATGATTGACAGCACCAAAGCCATGTCGCTGGCACCGGATTTGTTGCGGGCAAGGTCAGTCATGGTTGCGTATGCCGTTTGCCGCTGAATAAACGGATCGGACACGCGGCTGAACTCGCCACGCAACTTGTTGCCCTGCTCTGTTGCACCCTTTTGCGTCTCTTCCATTGCCTGCCGGGCCTTTTCAAAGATGTCTGAAATCTTGACGCTGGGGTCAGATAGCATCTGGAGAAGGTAATTTTTCGGGAAAACAGACAGTATCGACTGCTCTTGCGGGGTCATTTGCTGCAACTGCTGTTGCACCTGTGGCGAGATTTGCGGTGCGGCTTGCTGCGGCGGTGCCATAGACGGCGGCTGCGCTGCAAATGCTGATCCACCGGGCGCCACTGGCGCACCGGCAAACGCACCGCCCATTTGCTGTGGCGGCTGTTCAAACGACGGCTGATATGATGGAGCCTCGGCAGCAGGAGGCATACCGCCGGGCGTAGGCATACCGCCCATGCCACCGACGCCTTCAATCAAACGCTGCCGCATTGCAGCCGCCGCACGGGCAGCTTCCATCTGCTGCTGCAATTGTTGCTGTGTCAGCTTTTGCTGCTCAAGCGTCCCCATTAACTGCTGCTTCTGCAACGGGAACAACTCGCGACGCTGGGCCGCTTCTGCCTGCTGACCGCGCAACGCTGCCGATCGTGCAATCTGCTGCTCCATGCCGGGGCCGATACCGCCGAGTTGCGATAGTATCTGGCCGCGCTGTGCAGGTGACTGCTTCTGACCGGCAGCAAGCAAGATTGCGCCCAGTTGGCCCAGAGCAGAGTAGCTCATGCGGCGCTGTTCTTCCGGGCTCATTTGGGCATAGGGGTCTTGCGATTGACCGGATGACGGCTGACCGCCACCAAGCAACCCGGACAGACTAGAGCCGACACCCTGTGCCGCATCACCAATGCCGCCGAGTAGACCACCGAGAAAACCTTCAGCCATTTTCAGCCTCCAAGAAGCCCTTTGATATAATAATCATTATACGGATTGCCTTCTTCATCGCGATAGGTCCGAGCCTGTATCTTGCTCAAGTCACCACCAGCGAATTTGTCGGCATATCCTTGCGGGTCGCCCATATTAGCATACTGGTTCAGGAACTTAATCACGTTCATATTTGCCGGACCCTGCATAGGAGCAGGTTGCGCTTGGGCAGGCTGTGCTTGCATAGGTGCAGGAGGCATTTGCAGCTGTGGAGGGGTCTGTCCACCACGCTGCTGCATAGGAGTTTGGCCTACGCCTCTCATTTGTGCCGGGTCTTGGACGGACGACATGACGGTAGCGAGCAACTCCCGGATCATCCGTTCCTGTTCTTTTTTGCTCATTTCCGCCATGTCGTTTATCCTTATTTGCGAAGGGCTACAGCTTCTTCAGAATGGTAAATGCCCTCACGGATCGCCTCTACAGACCGGCCACCGTCCTTGACGCCAATCCAGTAATACATGCCGGTCAGATCAGGCTTACGGTTCAGGCATTCCTGATAGATGTCGTTGAGCCACTTGGGCGCGTTATCAACATTGTATATCATTTTACTCTCCTCATCATCCGCAGGATTGCGGAATTACAGTATGGCTCAGAAGTCTGAGCCTCCGCGACCAGCGTCCGCAGCAGCAGAAGCCGCAGCGGCCAGTTTTGCTTGTCTGGTTGGCGCATATAATAGCCCAGCAGCGGTACCTGCCATGCCGGAATAAATGTCAGCGATTGGCGTACCCTTGTTTAACAAGTTTTGCCAGTACGACGCGCCGGGAAGGTCAATGCTGCCGGGAGCCACGCCAACATAATCGCCATACCCGGAGATGATCAGCGGGCTGATCTGGCTCGCCGCCAACAAGCCACCTGTGTTTGCGCCGGTTGTCCCTGCGTTTGTAACGGTGCCGCCCAGTCCCGAATACGTTGTTTTTGTATTCGCGGCAGCAAACTTGTCAGCGTCAGTAACCTCGATGCCGTCTTTCGCCTTCTGCGCGTTGATCGACGCCTGCAACCAGCCGGGGATTACAGTCTGGTTCATATCAAGTCGCGGGCCGGGCGAGATGACCTGCTGGAATGTCTTCGGAATGTCTGCCGGGTTAAATGGCTGAACCATGCCGGGCAACGCTGTCTGATACTGCATCGACTGCTGGAACTGAGCCAACGGTTGCCTGAACTCAGCAGAACCGCGCATCTCGGCTTCAACATCTCCTAGCGTCGCGCCGCCTTTCATCTTGGCTGTGTAATAGTCAACGCCGCCCGGATCAGGTGCGCGACCAAGCACATTGCGATATAGGGAATTGATGTCGTTGCCGCTTACCTGACCTTGACGACCAGCAAGGAAACCCTGCAACGACGGCGCGCCCATTGCCTGACCAGCCTGCACAGCAGGTTGTGCATATTGGGCCATCTGCTGCAAGCGGCCATCAACGATCTGTGATCCAAATGGAACAGAGCGGATGCCGCGAGCAGCCTGAACGCCTTCAGCAGAGCTACGCAATGCTGCTTCAAAATCGGCGGCGGACATTCCACCGGCAAGTTTGCCGCCCCAGAATTTTGCACCGGATGGATCAGCATCACGGCCAAACACTTTTTGGAAAGCCGCGTTGACGTCGCCAGTGTAGTCTTTTGCTATGGTCGTGTTTGCAACATTGGCTGCGGTGTCTGTCTTAGTGGTGTTGTCGACGACCTTGGTGGTGTTGTCGACGACCTTGGTTGTACCCAGCAGCCCCTGCGCTTCTGTTGATGCTTGGATGTCTTTACGCACATCAGACAGCAAACCGCCCGTTGCAATCTTATCGGTGAAAAACTGTTTCCCTTTAATATCCGACTTTCGCTTGAGGTCTGTCGTGTAGATTTTCTCAATAAGGTCTTGAGCTTCCGGTGAATACGCCATTGCTTTTCGTATGTCGGCAATAGGCGTTCCGGCGATGGCTTGGTCAGCAAAGAACTTTTGTCCACCCGCGTCGGCTTGTCTGCCGAAAACATCAGAATACAGGGCGCGAACCTGACCCTCTTTCGATGACGCAAGCGCCTGCCCTACCTGCTCTAGCGTGCCGCCTTGATTAACGAAGTCTGTAAAATACTCCAACCCGCCAGCATCTGGCGCCCGGCCAAGGACGGATGTGAATAGTGCGGCTACGTCTGCTTCTGTTGCCATGTCAATTACCCCAAAAGGCCGCGAATGCCAAAGATGGACCGCTTGAATATCTCATCATCCCACTTGCCGCGATGCGCCGGTAGCTCTTTTTGAACCCACGACATATCTTCCTTCGCAGCACCTGCCTTTGCAAGTGCGCCGCCTAATGATGCAAGTGCGCTGCCGATGCCCGCTGCTCCACCCATGCTGGGCGCGTAATCCTTGAAGCCCATATCGGTAGCTGCGGCTGCAACTTCCTGCTGCGCAGGCAATGCTGCTCCAGAGAAGCCCGGCTCCGTGACTTCACCAAACTTGCGTGTGTCGATGCCCATTGCGCTGGGGACAGTTGCCTGACCCAAAAGGCCACCAGTTGCCTGACTTAACAAGGATGGAGTTGCTGCCCCCTGCGGAGCAGGGCCACCCATCTTGCTGCCAGCCCAATTAACAAGATCGGATGCCGTCCAATCGCCAAACTTCTTGCCCTGAAACTTGATCCCCGCATTTGGGCCAACCGCATATGGAGTTACGTCGGCAACCCTTGCTCCGGGGTCAGCTTGATAGGTTTTTACCGCGCCGTCCGGCCCAAGGAACCATGATGCGTAAATGGAACCCGGATTTACCGGGACGCCGGATTTTTCCAGCTTTGGGATAATGTCGCGGTTTAGATGGAACTGTGCAGCTTGCTCACTGACAGCCGGGTCAAATTTGAACTTTGCTAACTCTGCCTTTGACTTACCGCCATACGTATCAGGGTCCATGCGCTTCAGGACGCTTGCCATAGTGTCGGTTGTGAACTGATACAGGCCACCCGCTGAAGATGTTTTAGCTTGAGCTAACGGATTGTTGCTGCTTTCAGCGCCTCTGATCCTGCGTAGGATTTCTTCATACGTTGCCATAACGCACCCACTGCTTATTGATCTCGGCGTCAATGACAGCCAAACGGCGCAGCATCTCTGCCTGTTTGTCGCCTGTCAGGTTATACACCCGTTTGCGGTTATCATCCAGATAGGCTGTGCAGTCCCAACAATCGCGGCCTGTCTTCTCGCCAGCATCGTAGCCCGGAGGCATGATTGCATCCACGGACTTGAGGTACTCGAACACCTGCTCCTCAGTCCAATCCTGTATCGGCATGACGTATTCAATGCCGTCAACTATACGCCCATGCCGTGCCGCAGACTTGCGACGGTCGTCATTGCGCTGGCCCTTCATGAGATACTTGATGCCCAGCTTCAGGCACCCATTGTATAGGGGCAACCAGATATTGGTGGCGCAACAGTCCATGTTCGACTGCATCAACTGATTGTCGTTGCCGCTGATGATCTTGCCGATCAGGGTATTTTCAATCGGCAGAACATCAACAGGCCATCCGCGTGCTGCGATGTTGCCGGGCTGGTCTGACTTTATGTGGATGAAGTGTGGCAGGCGGGACTTCCAGCCTTCCATATATTCAACCATCTCAGGATATGCCGCACCCGTATCCAGCCAGACGACATACAGATTGTCCCACCTGTGCTTGTTAAGGTACAGGCAGGCCAGACTGTCTTTGCCACCGGAAAACTGGAGCGCGGTATCAATCATAGAGACGCCAGCGTCCCAAGGATGGACACGGCAGACGACGCAGCACCAAGACCTGTCATTAGGCCGCTGCCACTCTCGCCACCAGTCTTTGTCTGCGTACTGGTCTGGCCATATGGCGTGATGCCGAGGGCTTGGATCGGTATCTGCAACTGCTGCAACGGGAACTGCTGCTGCTCAGTGTACAACTGCTGCGCCGCTGCAAGTTCCTGCTGCTGCTGCTGCTGAATGGCAGTCTGGGCAGCAAGCGCACCGGTTGCCCCGGTAAGAAAAGATTCCTGTCCTGCGGTTGCAAGGCCACCAAGTGTCTGCGCCCCCTGAAGACCAAGACCCGCGCCAGATAATCCAGCCGCTTGATTAAGACGCTGTGACTCCATCCGGCGAGCCATGTCAGCCTGTGCCGCAGCCTGTGCCTGTGTATAGTTTTGGGCATTCAACTGTGCCGCAAGCTGGCCAGCCTGTTGCTGTGCTGCTGCGTTGACGACGCCTTCTTGGATGCCGAGACGCGATCCACCGAATGCGCGGGCTTTGGTTGCAGCTTCTTGTGCCGCGTTCAGCCCGGTTACACGTTGCTGGTTGAGCGTATCAAGCGACGTGTTGAGTACGTCTTTAGTATAAGGGTTCATGTATGGCGACAGGTCTGTGCTGGACAACTGCCCTGCCGTAACCTGTGACGGCTGATACATGCCAGACTGTGCCGCCATCTGTTGCGCTTGTGCAAACGCAGGCTGTGCCATCGCGTAATTGTTGGCGATTGCACCGATGGTGTTAACCTGACCGGGAGCAAGGGCTGCTACACGCTGGCCTTCATACGGGCCGGGCATGAACTGCGAAACGTCATAGGCGGCAGCTAGGTTTTTCTGACCCGCAGCCTGCACCCATTCCGGGATTTCAGTTTTGTTAACGACCGTCTGGGGTCCACCACCACCACTCATGTCAGGCTCCTCGTATAAACTGTGTGTGTTGACTGCCAGCCA